ACGCGATGTGTAGTGGATTAGTGTAGTATTTTGTCCTTTCAGTCTCTGTTCTTCGGTATGGTTTTCTTTAAAAATGTTTTGCTTTGTTATGTCTGTGTCTAATTATCATTTACGAGAAGAATAGTTCTGAAGGATCAGTCGCCGATGAGAGTCGGGCGCAATATCGGAGGAGGTGAGATATTGTGGATTCTCTCAATGGAAAAATGTATAGATTTGTCTCGATGGCATCATCCGAAATCCAGGCTTGTATTTGTGTAATCGGATTGTCTGAGGTTATACAATACATAGTGGCATACCCAATCATGAGGTCTGATCTTAGCTTGTACATGAGCTGCCTATTCCTAGGTTTGTTCAGTAGACTTTTGCATAAGTTTGTCATGACTTGGGAGGACTCGTAGATGCTCTCTCCGTTCCAGCTGATGCAGTTTTTTGTTGCAGCTTCTAATAGCTCTCCCCGTCTTTTCGGAATGACTGTATGCATTTCCTCGGTTAAGCTAATGTCGATCAGCATGGGAGCCGAGATGCATTTATGTGTTTTTAGCTTCCCTCTAGAAACATGAACGATGATCTCACAACTCGAATGACTTCGAGACACAATGAACATGGAAGTTTGAAATTGTTTATTACATTCTTCAGTACATGTCCTTAGTTCTTCAAGGTCTCCTATCAATCTCATGTAGCAGTTTGATGTCATTGTATGATCCATGCTATCGATGCATGCACGCGTCATCATTAACGGGTCAGGACCTGTGGCGTCAACAAATATGGTTGATAGGTGTGGTAGCCCTGACAGTACATTCTCTCGTACTTCCTTGTCTAGCCAGTCGCCGGAGCTATTTATCGACCAATCAGACTGAATGAATTTTGACCTATTGTCCAGATCTATGCCGATAGGAATGTAATTAAGTAATGTTGCACTATCAACTGGCATATCAGTTTCGAGATCGAGTCCTATTATATCAGCATCAAAACAAGTTATGAGAAGATCAGCCAACCCTCCGTTGCCGTTTCCGACAATCAATGCGGTCTCTGAGGTCTCTAGTCTAGAAATAAGAGGTAACCATGTGTACCCAGCGGAACTAATTCCTCCGTGTCTTCTGTGCTTGTATCTATCCCACATTATACTATGAATTGACCTTGGTTCTGGTGCACAGTCGAAACAATGATCAGTTGCTCCGAGGAAGTTCGAGGATTTCATTCTTAAGGGCTTGACTAGTGGTATCCTAAGTGAGGGGACTAGTGATCGCGCGTGACGCATAATGGTGCGCACATCATCATTATAAACAGACACTCCTCTTACGTCGCCAATGTTTCTAAGTTCCTGTGCTAGGAGATAATCGCCCTGATTCGACATTGCGCGGGAGAGTCCGGTGAATCTAATTCGCAGCAGGTCAAGGATATTAGGGGAGGATAATGTTGATCCTTTAGGCAATCTCATGTACCCGGAGTACAAACGGGCGTAAAGGTTGAATCCCGGGTGACCCATTATTCTTAGCTTGATAATAGTCTTTACACCTGCTAGAGTTAAAGCCTCTGCCACTTGTGTTGAATTCTCTCCCGAAAACACAGGTATCTTATCTCTCCAGAAGTCCACATTGTGAGAATTCATAATCAATGAGATATTTCGCCTGATGTGAGCCTCGAGCTTCGAGTATCTCCCGGTTGCTTTTCCGTATCTCAAGGTAGAGTAACGCAAACGTGGGTAGTCCTTGTGTGTTGAAAATAAAGGATGAGACCAATATCCGGCACAGGATTTAAGACATACCATGATGTTTTGAATCATAAACATAGATTCATCCCAGCGATCAGGGTGGAGTTGTAAAGTCCTGAATGTGTCTCTTAATGTTGTTAGAACCACTGCGTGGGATATCGCCCTTAGGATTGTCACAGGTCCTATGGCATGGGCCTCTGCTATGTCAATTTGATATTTAGAAGGAATTGATGCATGACCTCTGTTGTCGGCTATTTGTTTTGCTCTATTCTGGTCTCTAAGTGTATTCATAAAGAAACCAACGAAAGAATGGAAAATACTTGATGTCTCCTCATACATTACGGGTTTCACCACGGCGTGATTTGGAATAGCCATCACGACGTTGTCGTATGTTCTTGTAAGACTAAGAACTCGACTATAGAGAAGACTGCTCTTTGGTAACATGGAATCTCGGAATCTGGGTTCATCACACTTGATAATTGTGTCAGGGAGAGGAGTCATGTCTTCGGAGTTAATGACTAGCTCTCCCGAGTTGTGCTGTCGATGCATGTAATTGAGCTTAGCACCTGCCTGGGCCACCACTATATGCTCTTGAATCATTATCGGATAATTTAAGGAGCTCCCACTGACTACCCCTATGCTGTCTGTGTCCACTCTTATATGTGTGACAAAGTTGAGCGGACCTACGTAAGAGGCTGCCATCTGTCTGATTACTGATGAGAATCGATGAATCATGGATCCTCCAATTACCTTTGGGAGTAGATCTGTAATATCTGATATTCTGACAGGAGACCTGGTTAATCCAATTTTATCAATTAAGTCGTTGAAGTTCTTATTCCCGTACGCTTGACTTCTTATCAGTTGGAGCTTCATCACAGATCTAGAGGGTGCACCTGTGTCTACAATCTTATATCCATGTTCAGATCTTTTCTCCCTCGTTGCAGTTCCTATATAACCACTGAGTGGACCTCTAGTAGTGAGTAAGTCCCGGTGGGAGTGGGCTGACCATTTAATTGAGCTTGCAGATCTGGTTGAGGAATGAACGTGATAACAGTCTAAAGGCTGATGATTATTGACCCCTTCTAATTTCGTTCCCCAGTAAGAACGGAATTTCTCACATAACCTGTATGATGAAGACCCTGAGTATCCTTTTCTTGGGAAACCCTTTAACCATTCCTTGAACCCTAACACCTCATTAAGATCGGATCTGAGGAATGTATGAGTAATTTGAGGATTTACCCACTGCGCGATTGTTTGAATGGTGCGTGTGTGTACAAACATTTTCCTCATGAGTTTAATCGTACCAAATCCGGAGGCCTCGAACAAATCATGTAAGAGGATTGGGTTGATAGGCTCAATCAATAGTAAATCTTTCTTTAGTACCTCTTCTTCTGATTCTACGGACGACGAGAGGAGTGGTTTAATCTCTAGGTTATCAACTCTTCCTCTGAATGCCTCGAGAGATAGCTTTCCTACGCGGCTCAGGGGTGAAGGCTTCTTCATAAGGGGTAAGGCGTAAGGGTTGTCTATTAATGTGGTGAGATCTGGATCCTCGTCTATTGAATATTTATCTTCTAGTGCCCCTAAGGCTGATGCACATAAGGTGGAAGTTTCTGTAATCCCCTCTGCTAGGAGCCTCATTCCGCTGATTTCTTTCCCAAGTGGGTCGGAGCCTCCCTTGTAGAAGAAAGAGGCGAAGTTCAACCCCGCTAATCCCCCAATTGAAGAAGGGAGTGTCACACACGCTATCAACTCCCTATGCGAGAATTTTGGATAGCTTCTTCCATGAATACTGAATCCTTTCGAAGCACTATGGAGGTATCTCATCGCGTGATAACACCCAATTAAAGCACTCCGTAACGGATGCATAGCGTTTTCCCCTCCTGCTACAGCTCCTGACAATATGGCTCTAGCATTACTACTAACTGATGGGAAATCCATGGACGTAACAGGAAATAGTCTGCTGTGGGTTTTCAGTGATGTGGAGTACTCAACTCCAAGGACATAAACGACTTTGGAGTATGTTAAGGTTGAGGTAGATTCGATGTTTTCGTCTGGTTTGACGATTTGATTCACTCTAGAACACGCCAGTTCTAAGGCGACATTTATAAGGTCTCTCACGTCTGGGATTCTATTCTCTCTGCTTGTACCGTTGGGAGCTATTGATACTCTTACCACCTGATTGTCCCCTTGGCCTACTAATTCATAATTCATGATTGTGCCATCTTTAATCAGTGGTATAAGGGCAGTTTCTACCATGGCGTATGTTGCCGCAGTCCAGAGCTTCTGATTCAACCCTTCGAATCCTCCTAAGTGATTAGACCATGCGAGGCTTGTTGTGGGTGGCGTGTCTAACTCTATACCTTCAGGCCTTAAACCAGGAACTCTAACAACAATTTGACTCTCGGTAAAGAATCTATGAGTCACAGTGAAAGTTCCGGGCATACCGAACATCATATTCAGGTCATGTCCTAGCATGTGGATTACTAACTCTCTCCATCTAAGGTTCCATCTTGTTAAGTCAATCTCTAGAAATAAGGTGTAGTCGGATGTTTGTTTGTTGGGATCAGTGAATGCTAAGAACCTTTCTTGAGTTTGAGTCTTCGTTTCTGTCATAGTCTGTTGCGGGAGATATCTGAAGAGGCTATCCGCGATGTTTGCTTCTATCGCAGTAAAAAAACATCGCATTTCAAGAACGAGCATGGCAAACATTCTAGGTTCCAGCTTGAACTCTCTCTCTTTAGGGTAAAGGCTCACGATATACCAGTCGTAGGGAATGTCTCCACGGCTCACTTGCTCGATCAGAGACTTGATATCAATATTCTCTCGCTTGAGAACTTCGAGTAGTAACCGCTTCTGGGAGGAGGGTCTTCTATCATGATCCCATGATAGATGTTTGTCTGATCGATAGAATGAAATAGATTTGTCATCCATCAGTTCGAGGAAGTTAGGGAAATAGTCAAATTCAAGAATTTTTGTCCATTCCGTTGTGGTCCAATCCGATAGTGGATATGAGTTGTAGTCAAGGTTCCGTTCCTGCTCGTCGTTGAGTTTGTTCAAAATTGTATTAGGAACCAAGTGCTTTAGTCGTGGCCATCTTCCATGTTTCTTAATATATTCCAGCAGAACAGTATGACAGAACGTGTTTCTAAGATTCTGTGCATCGTCCAAACTTGTTAGATCGGGAGTCCTGGCTTCAGCTGCCGCTGAGAGACCCCCTAGGCACGGATCAATGATCGGATGTCCACACGACTTTAAACATCCGAACATTTCCACGATATTTCGGATTCCTACGACACTCTCAACGATATCTCGTAACTCTCCCATTTGATTTTTTTCCCGTCACTCCTGTAGTCTTCCTAATTTTTTCTTCTTTGTCATTTGTTTTCTGAATCATCCGTGTGTATGCTGTATCATCTCCAAAAATATTGTCAACTATGTGTGACAGTCTAGTCTTAAACAGAGGTTCAACCGTCTTCAGTATGTTGTAAGCTTGGTTTCCGTATATTCCAAGAGTTCTGTCTTGCCAGTCAAACAATTTGAGAAGGTGGTCGATCAGCACATCGTCCAACCCAAGCGGTCTTACGTGCTCTATGAGCATATATCTCGTTGCAATTTTGTCTTTCAACATTAGCACTTGATTTAGGCTGCTATACCAATGCCTAGGTCCTATGTTAATAATAGCGGTGTGGGCATTCAAACTCACGTGCACATTTCCAATTCTTCCCTTTGTCCAGACGTATTCATTTTCCTTGACCCGCGATTCTGCTCGTCCGAACAGATTAGAGAACGTTTCATAAGCGTATCTAAGTTTATCTGCCTCCGGTGCCATGAATAAATCCGACGTTCCGAGTACCTCCTGACCGGGGAGCCCTCTCGACTCAAGACCTGAGACTAATGCCTGTTCGATATCAGAACACAATAATTTAGCTGTCGCGTATGAACTGTCATATCCTGGCTCTACTTCAAGCATTTCTTGTTCAATTAAGGGATAGTCCTGAGGTTGTAGTTGTGGCATGTTGAGTAAGTCAGTCTTTTTGAATCCTCGGATGCGACACAATTTCCGGAAGAATGATACTGCAGTTCTTTGGCGATCATGGAGCTTAAAGAAGTAAGAAAAATCATTTGATGCTATTGTATCACGGAAAAGTTGTTTCGTTGCGTCAAGCTCGGTGGTTAGTATAGGACTGCTCAGATTTGTGTCGAGAAAGAATACCTTGCTAGCACCTCCGAACTCTAGAAACTCATCACAATCCATATTTGGCAGAAGCTTTAGGTTTGAGGTGCGTGGTGTTTGATTCTATTAGGAATGGTTCTTCTATTTTTTTGTTAATATGTGCCTAGATTGGAAAATCTAGAATTCCGTCGTAAAGAGTTAGGATCGCTTGGGTTCGTGTTAGTAACGAGGGAGACGTATTGCCACTTCGATTGTAT